ATATTCATTGGTGCTTATATGAATGATATCATGGTTAAGGCTAATGAATTGGCTTCATGTATCTTTGGTGGTGAATTCGTTATCCAACCATTCGTTATTAATGAAACAGAGTTTAGAATTCCATGCTTAGGTAGTGGATTGATGAATGATGATATCTCATCTATGAGTACATCACAAATCTGTATGCTATCTATGATTATTAGTTTTGCTATCTTAGCTAATGCTAGTACTGATTATAATATCCTTAAACTAGATGAGATTGATGGTGGTTTAGACACTGAAAATCGTATTCAGTTTATTACCCTACTGGGGAATCTTATTTCGATGGTTGGGTGCGAACAATGCTTCCTAATCAGCCACAATATGGAGTATTCAGACAGGGTAAGTGTAATAGATATGACAGCTAGACCAGTTGAGGTGAGATAAATGACGTCACTTATTAAACTGAAAGAATCTATAGAAGAGTTCTTAGCTATGGTGCTAGTTATGCTAGCACCTATAGCTTGTATAGGATTACTTCTTATATGGCTATTCTCACTTATGGGATTTCCTAGTATAAGTGAGGCTATACAGTATATAACTTATGATATAATAGCTCCTGTATTTACTATAGTAAGTATGGTAGCATTAGCTATATGGGTTCCACAGCTTATATGGAATCTACTGTCATATTTATTTAAGGGGATTAAGAAAGTATGGAAAAAATAAAAACTTGTATTAAAAGAGAGGCAGTTATCTTGCTCTGTGGTTTAATTATTACAGGGTTTGTATTGGCTCTGTGTAGAATTCTTAAACATATATCATTAGAACTCTATGGGGAAGGATCTTTACAGTATGTATTTGGTGTTGAAGCTGAGACATTCTTATACATATTCTGTATGATGATGATATTTGCATTGACATTTGTAAATATATTAAGTCTAATTAGTGGAGCCTTATTAGATATAATAAATAAGGAAGTTAAATAGGGAGAAGAATCATGTTAGTATCAATGATAGTCGCACATGACTTAAATAATGGTATAGGTAAAGATGGGAAATTACTATGGCATATACCAAAAGATTTAAAGCATTTTAGAAAGATGACTTTAGGGTGTACTGTAGTTATGGGGAGAAAGACTTATGAATCTCTTCCTAACGCATTACCACATAGAGAAAACTGGATTCTTACTAGAGATGAATCTTATATACCTAAAACACGCTTTAATGATAAGGTCAGAGTCTTCCATTCTAAAGAAGAGTTATTAGCTGAAGCACATCGTCTTCTTAAAGCTAATATCTTTATTATAGGTGGTGGAGAAATCTATAATCTATTCTTAGAAGATGCTACAAATATTATCACTACAGTTGTAGATGAAGTATTTGATGCAGATACATTCTTCCCTAAACTTAAACGTAATGAATGGGAGAGAGTAAGAACTGATACAGATTCTGAAACTGTAAATCGTAGATACTATAAGTTTAAGATTATTACTATGAAGCGAAAGGAGAAAAAATAATGGCATGTATAGATGATGAATTGGCCCAAGTTACATGTGAGGTCTTGGATGGTGTACCAAAATCTATTTCTAGACTTATACCAGGAATCAATCAATGGTATATTGAAGTAGGTGGGTATATACTAACCTATGAGGAAAAAGAAAAGTACAAACTAAGCTTACATCATAACGGTAAATGTATATATGGTGATTATATTTACCAATGTCATGAGTTTAGAGGATTTGTACAGAAGTTATATGATGTGGTATTTACTAGTGGTAAAGTCGTAGCTGATACTAGTAATAACCAGTGGTTAATCAAAATCAAAACTTTATATAATCTTCTTAAATCAAGATACGGGGTATTGTAAAATGAAAAATGAAGAAATCGTAGTCAAACTCAGAGAATCACTTATTAATATTAGTAGTAGAATGGTAGAACCATTGGTCGCTAGTAAATACGAACACGTCTTTATATTAGATAAGGATATTTCTGATTGTAATGAGTCAATCAAAATCGAAGTGACTATTCAGTCTAATAAAAATATCCCACAAGCTGTAATAGAGGCTGAAACAAAAACAACTACACCACCTAAAGGGTATAGTAAGAAAATAAATATCAATGTTACACCAATGACTATTAGTCTTATAGATGATGCTAGTTTCTCTGAAATAGCTAAATACATTTCAGACTTAGCATACAATCTAAGTGATGTCATTAATGAATATGCGAATATAGAAGCTCTAGCAGAATTAGAATCTAGTATTCTAATGGTAAGTCGTGGGTTATTTGATTATATTATCATCTTACCAGAATCTAATACATCTATCGACTATAGAGTACAAGAGCTTTCTGATGAAGAGAATCTATATGAAGTATGGACCAGATTCAATGGTATGATTATGTATGCAAAATCTGCACATTCTATATCTGGAGCAGTATCTGTAATAAAAGATATTTACCCTAAAAATATATCTGAATGCTGGTGGAGATTAGATCTCATTTCTTTGATGACTAAGCTATTCAATGTTAAAGAACCAAAGATAATTGATAATAAGACTTATGTTGAATATATTGGCGAATTCAGTTTACCAACCAATAGAAAGATTGATTGTAATTGCTGGCTTAAAGTCACAAAAAGCAATATAAATGAACAGTCTAAACTATATATCGAATCTAACACATTGACTCCGTATATTAGTATCAAAGTAGCTCTTGATGGGTTTGATAATATTGTCGGTTATGCTTATAATACTATGAATAAGATAGCTGGTATTATTAGAATTCTAGATACTATGAAAATCGATGATGGTATGACATTGTATCAGCTATTAGCACGTACATGTAAGCCTAGTGCTCATATTGAAATTACATGTCACAATAGTAATATGGTTCTTATCTCTTATTATGAAAATGGTAAGTATAATAATATTTGGGTATCATTCCCTAGTCATAATAGACCTAATATTACTATTGGGGATAACTATGAGATTAGTGAAGCATGTGATAGCTTAGAAGAAGCCGTACTTAAGGTTATCACTGAAGCACGTAAAGATAAATAACAGTTTCATACGAGGTGAGTAATATGGAAGAAACAAATATAGTTGAAAATACGTTAGCTGCTATCGAAGAGATAATCAATATCGAATTTGATATGTCTCCGGATGAAAGCTATGAACGAAAGTCTTACTACGGTGAGGGTACATTATTCGGTGCAGATATTGGTGTATCTGTAATATTCGAAGATGATAATATTAAACAGCTTATTATCGAATCGTTACCAGGTGGTAATAGTTATGGTATCGGATATGTATCCGTAATTAAGGACGAACATGAGACATCTGATTTATCTCAATCTATCCCATTAGCTATTGATGGTATTATTAAGATGCGTAAGCTCTTAAGATATATCAGTGAAGAAGATAAGCAATTCATTCGTGATAACGAAGGCATTCTTACTATTATTGGTAAGACATACACTAATGAGTATAAACAGATTGTATCACAACTAAATACAATGGAATTATGCTTTGAATATATTCCATTGTGCATTTCTAGTTATGATGGTATCTTGTTAGAATATGCTTTTGATGTACGTACAGTTAAAGACTATTCTATTGTAAAAGCTAGTCTTACTATAGACGAGGCTATCAAATACGTTAGAGAGAATAGCAGTAAGTAAAACAAAATCACAGGTACTGGAATTTCCAGTACCTGTATATTTTTTATAATCGTAAAACTCTTTTTTTTTAGTTGTATACTATAATGGTAATATCATGGTTATATTTATATTGTATTTTAATTTAAGGAGGATATTATCATGAGATTACACGAATTAGCAAAAGCAAACAATACTGTTGTTAGACCTTATATGGAAGACATTTTCAAATTAGAAAATTGTGTGACAAAGAAAGGTTTATTACGAGTTGCTGATAATGGATTTATCGAATATGCTTGGTTTACATACTTTAGTAAGTATATTGGCCAAGTAGAGGTATCCATTACAGCTCCAAAAAATGCTGAAGCTATTGAAGCATACTTCACAAAATATCTTGGTCTAATTTTAAGTATGGAGCAAGATATTGAAGAAGATGTGAACAAAATTGATGCAATGAAAGTATTGCTCAATTTACACGGAACCTTATATATTGAGAACGACAATATCGTTTTCAGATTTGAGGATTTGGGTGTTATTTCACCATTCGAAAATAGCTGGTTTGTATGTCCTAACGGAGTAGACAATGTAATCTGTAAGACTTTAGCTGAAGCTGCTAAAGTAATGGCAGACTACAAAGCAAGTTTGGAGGTGAAACCAGTATTGTTAAAAAATATTATCTAAAGAATATTACAGGATAGGACATTGTTCCTATCCTGTAAACTTTTCTTTTTTTTCTTAGAGTAATAAAAATTATGGTTATATAATATAACTATGACTCATTGGTTATATTTAATTTAAAGGAGGATTTAAAATGAGTGGATTTATTGTTAGTGAAATTAAGAGTACAGAGCGTACTAAAAGAGATTTGTTTATAGATTTTCATAATTTTATGGGATGTCTACCGTTAGGTACACATCAAAAGAAGTCAGTAGATAATGCTAGAAATAAACGTGTTGAAATTATCATAAGTGATACTGAAGATGAGGCTACTTTGATCATAAAAGATCTTAATGTGGCTATAGAATATCGTCTATATGATAGACCGTTTGGTTTTAAAACCATTAAAGTAGATGATATTGTTTATAATAATTTTGATAACCTACATGAGATTGATACAATGATAATAAAGAAGATTGTAGATAGCTTATTATACTGGGCTGCCAGTGCTTCTGATGGTAAACCATATATTTTACCTATGCATATATTTGATATGGCTACACGTATATATCAAGCATGTATCTTTATTGATTTTGCTAGACCTTTAGATGAGATTTAATTTATAGGAGGATTTTGAAAATGACTAATACTAATGACACTTTAAACGTAACTAATATCCCTGAATGGAAATATACTATTGGGGAAATGGAAGAAAACACTTATGAAGCATTGATTAAAGACTTGATCAATTGCTTTGCACTCTATAGCGATATCGGCGATATTATGGAATATAATGCCAATGATCTTGGTGATATCGGTATGCGTTCTGCTAGATTATATGAATCTAGTCTAGAAAGTGAAGATGGTAAATATACAACCGAATTCAAAGCTGTAGTAAACATGTTTACATGGGAACTAGAAGATATTGAATATTATGAGCTTAAAGTAAATGGTAAACCATATCGTATTGGTTATAATAAACATAGCGCTATGTGGGAAATCAGATATCCATATACTATGGAAAAATACGAAGATAGCTATAAACCTGGTCCTGATTTGCCACACTTAATGGCAGACTTAAAGCTTCTTTGTGAAGCCGCTTTAGCTATTGGTAATGATAATCATATCTATGATTCTACATTAGCTAGATATACATTAGATTATATCAAAATGGTAGAAGCTGGTGAATTCAATATCACAGAGTTTACTGGTATCTATGAGAATGACTCAAAATATCTAAGTGTGTACAATAGAGAGCATTATTTTGATGAATCTCCAACATGTCATGTATCTACAATTAATGAAGATTCCGAATTCGATGAAGAATTCTGGGAAGCTGTATATAATAAGATGGAAAAATAGGAGGATACCATGGAACTAAAAGACTTAATTATTGCGACACCTATCGCAAGTAATATGAAACCAGATGATAATAAGATTAAAAAGATATCTAGAACTATAAATGGTGTATCTAAGATGAGGGACTTCTGTATCCGTCATCTTAAATTTAATGATATAGTATATCAATGTGAAATATATCTAGATAAAGATAGAGTAAATATTGAGGGTATTAGATTAGAGATAGTACCGGAGTATAGCTCAACTCTATATACATATATTCCACCCGTAGGGGTTGTTATTATCAATACAGATAAAGTATCTTCTAATCTAGAAATTAAAGAGTATTTTGAAAATATCTTATTACGTTTCGATGTAGCTTCTAATGTAAGATATGCTGATTCTGATAAGATAGGTGTATTGAATAGAATCCGTCTACTATATGGGTATATTGCAGTTACTGATTCTGATATCAAAATCAAATTTGATAAGTTCAATATGTCTATTGAATTAGTAGATGATGATAAATGGAAAGTTATTAGTCCTCATTTAGATGAGCCTGTAATAAAAGTAACTTTATTCTCTGCTGTAAATGCAATAGAAGACACTATATCCGATAGATGTACTCTATTACCTAATATCTTATAATACTAGAATACAGGATAGTACATTGTACTATCCTGTATATCTTTTCTTTTTT